TGAGATAATAAATTTTATCATCTATACGCATTAAGTGGAGGAAGGAGGCACTAACCCTCCTATCAAAAAATTAGAGACGCTTCGCTTCCCCCCCATCGGGGGGCATCACCCTTTTTTAAACTTATTACGGGGTCTGCTCTCAATAAATTGAGAGAGCCGCCCCCGACAAGTGAAAAAGGATTAGAGACCCCCCTCACCATATTCGTGTCCTTTTTCTGTGTTATTACTTTATTACTTCAATTTCATACTTCTCCGTAATTTTCCATATCACCCATCTGTCCTGAGACATCAGTTCTAAGTTCGGTAGGCAGTTTGTAAATACAAATATACGTGGTCTATCAAAACGCACTTTTTTTGCGTTATAGCGTTTGTCGTAAGCCACGCCGTTTTTAACTACCTCTATGCCTGAATAAAAGTCGCCCAGCCTGTCCTTTTTCATTCCTCTCGGCATATCTACGAGGTACGCTCGTTTAATTGGTCTAGAAGCGACCCAAGCAAAAATATCATCCATCAAGCGGAAAGGCGGTATTTCTTCAGCCAGTCCTTCGTATTCTAGATATTCACTCAATATGGATTTTCCACAATTACCAGTAGTATCCCATATTAAGTTTATTTTTCTCATATCAAATTTAGAGCACTCATCATATATCGCTTGCTGATAGGGACGTAAAGTCATACCCTTAAACAATTTAAGTTGTTTGGTAAGAATTTTAATCTCGTCTTTATCAGTCCAAGGGCCAGCCACCCTAGTATCAAGTTTCATTTGATAGAATGCGTCACCCTTGTAGAATTCGGGGTTACAAGTAGGTTTGAAGAAGTTAGGTCTTTTTTTACTATCAGTCCATAATCTCAGAACGAGTGATGGAGTGTAGCGACGCCTCTTTATCAAACTTACCCTTCCCTGATAGTGGAGCAATCCACCATCACCCTTTTCAAGTTGGAACACATAATGCTTTACACGACCTTTGAGGAATTCCTTAATGTCTTCAGGTGTGTATTCGTCTCGCCCTTCGGCTCGTGCGTTCCAGCGAAAGTCAAAACCAGCCAGAGGAGAGGATTGTTTCTTTGTTTCTTCCATTATAATATTACAAAAGATAAATATTTTTCACATTCTAACGCGTAGTTTTAGGCACGGGGCAAGCCCGTTGGAATGACGCGGAACTGCGTTCCTTTCTAAAACTACTTGTATATATATATATATTGTATCTATCGGTACTATCGGTACTATTCTTTTCCCTAAAGAACCATTAAAATTTAATTTTTTTCATTTATCCCTAAAGGAAATGATTTATTCATCGCTGTATCGTATGCGTGAAACAAACGATAATCTACAACCTGAAGTCGCCGGCGACGTCGCAGTATTTGTAGCATCCATAGCGAACAGGTACAAACGATTTTGTTCCAAGTCAAGGCCAGTTCCCGACCCGCTAAAGCGGAGCGTGAGACCATTTTTCCATTTCTTTCTAAAATGTACATATTTAGAAGCCTTAACCATACTACCTGTAAGAGAGGGTGTGGTAAGGGGTGTCGTGAGTATATGAACTCGGTCATACATCACATCATAACCACCATTTATAGAGGTGTTTCTTTTAAGTGGAGACACGTTACAAAGAGCACCATAAGTAGCGGGGTCACCATAGGCGAGAACCTTCGTCTGAATATCCGCAGGGGTTAAAATTTCAGCCGCGGGGAGGCGGACAATCATTAACCTTACTTGGGCATTAGTAGAAATAATGGGTAAAGTACTAGGGAGAGTATTTCCAGTATTATCAAGATAAATACGCATATCAAGTGATGTCAATTTACAATAATTACCATCTAAGTTTCCTTGGTCATTTAAAAGACCCTGTTGAAATCCACGAGTTAAATCGTAGTTGGCGTAAGTAGTTCCGTTCCATATACCCGAGCGGGTAATAATCTGTTGCGAAGGCAAAGTAGGGTTAAGCAAAACATCTAAAGATTTAACTTCAGGTTTATCCTGCTTAAGTTCGCGTTCAACGCGGGCAAGTCGTCTAGAGACAGAGTTCTTTTTCGGCATTATAATATAACGTGAGATAATAAATTTTATCATCTATACGCATTAAGTGGAGGAAGGAGGCACTAACCCTCCTATCAAAAAATTAGAGACGCTTCGCTTCCCCCCCATCGGGGGGCATCACCCTTTTTTAAACTTATTACGGGGTCTGCTCTCAAT